TGGCCTCCTCCCAGTCCATCGTCAGCTGGTAGCGAAGATATCTCTTCATCTCCCGCGAAGGGAAGCATCCAACATCAAGCGCCATCTTGTCATACCCGTGTCGGTTTTCCAATTCATGCATAGCGCGCAACAATCGGGCATGCAAGGGCTGACACCAGCCATAGGCCCAAGCAAGGCCTATGACTCTCGCTGCACAATGCGACACGTGCGTATCTGGCGTTTCAGGCCAGAGAAGTGCCGATTCCATTTCTTCTGCTGGTACATGATACGAACCAAACTGATCGACGCCTGTGTGTCGCAGGCTCTTGCCTAAGAACGACAGAAACGGCTCGTCTCGGTCGTTTGGCCTGGCAAATCGGCCCGATCCGTCCAGATGAATATGAGACTTGGGAATGCTGATATTCCGCAAGTGAACTGTGCGCAACCTTTCAATGAACGCTGGCTCTCCTGTTTTTCCCACTGGCAACACGAAGTCAAAGCTTCCGGCGATATCATCGCCAAGTGTGATCACATCCTCAAGCATGCTCCAGTAGTCTTCTCTTTCTTTGTCGCGAGCACCTGAAATGCCAGCCCAGACTGACCTGGACTCATCTTCAAGTGATGTGATCAGCGCCTCAACCGTGGATGCGAGGTTTTCCACGCTACCCAACAGTTGCGTTGCCACCGCTCCGCTCGGAATTCCGCCTGTGGATAACACCAGGCGGTCCTCGCAGAGCAGAGGTGTGCATGCAATCCATTCTCCGACCATGCGGAAAGTTTCGACTGCCTGCTGAGAACTGCACCCGTAGGACGGGTCGGAATCATAGACCTGCCAGTCTATCAAGGATTCAAAGATTGTCCACCACGCCCGGATCTTTTTGGCTCCAACGCTCCTGTCGAAGCCACTCACATCTGTCGAGATACTCGACCCAGTGTGGTGGGCCATTCGGTTTTTGAAGGCGGTCATGCCGCCAGAACTGCTCCACTTGATGTGCCACGCAACTCTTCGCCATCCTCTGAGCCCTCGGAGCAACGGCTGAATCGCCGTGCTCTCGAGGAGAGCAATCACCTGTGGCACCACCCATACCAGCCTACTCTTACCATCCACGTCTGGCGAGAGGCTCTCTGGGCTGCGCAAACTACCGTCTGGATTCTTTGGCACCTGCACGGTCTGCACCCGTACTGCGGCAAAAGCCGGTTCGACTTCAAAATGTCGAGTCTCCCCGTGCCGTCTTGGATCTCCAGGTGGCAAAAAGCAGCGAGGCATGTGCTGAATCTTGCGCGCCCTGCGCAGTGCCGGCTCCACACACGAAATTTTGTCCGCCTTGGCATGGCTGACCACCCAAGGCAGACCTGCAGACGTGTCCGATTGTAGGCCACCGAACGGGGCGAGGCCCGTTCGTGCCTCCATCAGCTCATCCGCATTGAGGCGAAGTGGCGTGATCCTCGGCTTAGAGTGGCCGAAGTCAATCTTGTTTTGTTTTCTGATCTGCTTCCGCATTTCAGAAACAACCTTGCGCATTGTGAAACCCCAAACCGACTCTGATCCGTCCTCCTCCTGACGAGGAGGATGCTCCATGGTGGCCAATTCTGGCCGGCAGAACTCCTCGATCTGTGTCCATATCTG